AAGACTTCATGTTCAAGCTGGTGATACTGTTGATCCAGGCGGATATTACTATATAGCGGCAACATTTGATGCTGCTGGTGGTAGCGCTGGTGATATGGCTTTCATGATTCAGTACGTTGTAAACTAACAATTTGGGCAGCATAGAAATATGCTGCCTTTTTTTATAGGAATTTAAAATGCCTTCAGTAGTGGACATATGTAACAATGCTTTGATTGATCTGGGCGCTAGTGCTATTAGCTCATTAACTGAAGATAGTAAAGCTGCTAGGTTATGTAATCAAAGATTTGACTCTATAAGAGATACAGTCTTTAGATTTCATCCTTGGAACTGTTTAGTTAAAAGAGCATCTCTTGCAGCAGACACAGCTACACCAGCTTTTGAGTATTCTTTTCAATACACTTTACCTACAGATCCTTATTGTTTGCGTGTTCTGGGTTTAGAAACAGCTGACTTCTTGTTTAAAGTGGAAGGCAGAAAGATATTAACTAACGAAACTGTAGTCAATATTATTTATGTTGCCAGAGTACTAGACACAAATGAATATGATTTTGGACTTATAGAAACTTTATCAGCTGCTTTAGCTGCATCTTTAGCCTATCCATTGATAGGAAGTGTTAGTTTATCTCAGCAAATGAAAGCTAATTATGACCAGAAACTAATTGAATCAAGGTTTGTTGATGCCACCGAAGGTTCGCCAGGTAATATTATTACTGATGTTCAGAACGCTAACGTAGCTACACCAACATTTATTAACTCAAGGTTTTAAGAATGGCTAAAGCTAGTCATGCGTTTACAAATTTCACAGCTGGTGAATTATCGCCAAGGCTTGATGGAAGGACTGACGTAAATAAATATTTTAATGGATGCTCCAGGTTAGAAAACTTTGTTATACATCCTCATGGCGGTGCATCAAGAAGGCCTGGTACAAAATTTATAGCTTCTGTTAAGACAGCGGCTAACGCAACAAGACTAATACCATTTGAGTTTTCAGTAACGCAAACTTATGTCTTAGAGTTTGGTAACGAATATTTTAGAATTTATAAAGATGGTGGCCAGGTTACATCAAGTGGATCTGCTGTGGAAGTTTCTTCTCCTTACACCACAGCCGATTTAGACACGATTAAATTTACCCAGAGTGCTGATGTTATGTACCTGGTCCACCCAGATCATTCTCCAAGAGTGATTACTAGAAGTAGTCATACAGCCTGGACAATGAGTGAGGTGGATTTTAGGCGTGGGCCTATGCAGGATGAAAACACAACAGCAACAACTTTAGTATCAAATGGGAGAACAGGAAGCGTAACAATAACAGCAAGTGCTGATTTATTTGCAGCTACAGATGTAGGCAGAATTGTAAAGCTGCATGAAGGTTATGCTAAAATAACTGCGTTCACTAATGCGACAACTGTAACAGCAGCTGTCCAGGAGAACACAGAAGGCAGAACTGAGCTGATGCCAAGCTATAATGTGTCAACAATAGCTTTTGCTGAAGGTGATCCAAGCTCAACAGGCCTTGAACATAATGACAGAATTACTGATGCAGCTAGTGGATTTATAACCCAGGGATTTGCAGTCAACCAACTTGTAACAATTACAGGTGCTTCAACCTCTGGTAACAATGTAACAAGTAAACTTATAGTCCAGGTTACTGCCGATACTATTTTATTTGCGCCAAGTGTTGACCTGGTTAATGAAACAGCTGGACAGTCTGTAACAATAGTGGGAGTGCTAACAGCTTCAACATCCTGGTCTTTAGGTGCGTTCTCAAATACCACAGGGTTTCCTTCTTGTGTGAGTTTCTTTGAAGAACGTCTTGTGTTTGCAAATACTGCAACTGCTCCTCAGACTTTGTTTTTCTCAGTTAGTGGAGACTTTACAGATTTTGCTGATGGTACATCAAGTGGATCATCATTGACTTATACGATAGGATCTAACCAGGTAAATGTTATTAGATACCTGGTAGCAGCAAGAAGTTTAATTGTTGGTACGTCTGGCGGTGAATATGCTGTTTCAGCTTCTGGATCACCAGAGCCATTGAGTCCGACTAATGCACAGATTAAAAGACAAACAACTTATGGGTCAGCTGATATTCAGCCGGTCCAGGTTGGTAATGTTACTTTGTTTGTGCAGCGAGCAAAAAGAAAGATAAGAGAATTAATTTATAATTTTGATGCTGATAGTTATACAGCTCCAGATATGACCATTCTGGCAGAACATATAACTGAAAGTGGTATCAAACAGTTTTCATTACAGCAAGAGCCAGACAATATTGTGTGGTGCGTTCTTAATAATGGCCGCCTAGCTGGTATGACTTATAGGAGAGAAGAACAGGTTGTTGCCTGGCATGAACATATTATAGGTGGCAGATTTGGTGAATGTACTGTTACTGTTTCAGATTATGCAAATATAGCTGTGGGAACAACTTTGATATTTACAAAGTCTGATGGAACTACTGTAACATTTACTAGCGAAGCAGCAGGCGCTTCTGCTCCAACTGATACAACATTTGGTTTTAGACCGCATACAAATAATAACACTACAGCTGATAATATATTTACCAGGATCAACGCTCATGCAGATTTTACTGTAGCTAATCCTAGTGCAGCTGTTGTGACAATAACTGAAACAAATCATAATGGCGCAGGGTTCTTGAGCTGTGTTAGTTCTGATAAAGTAAGGCTGACAACAACAGATGAAGGGATTGCCCAGGTCGAAAGTCTGGCTATTGTACCTGGTGACTTAGATGAGGACCAAGTTTATATGATAGTCAAAAGAACTATCAATGGTTCTACTGCCAGATATGTCGAGTATTTTTCTACATTTGATTTTGGAACAGATGTAACAGATGCTTTCTTTGTTGATTCAGCTCTTAGTTACAGCGGAACTGCTGCAACGTCAATGAGTGGATTAAGTCATTTAGAAGCGCAGACAGTAGCTATATTAGCTGATGGATCAACTCACCCTACTAAAAGTGTGGCTTCTGGTGCATTAACTTTAGAAAGATCAACAACGAAGGCTCATATAGGACTTAGTTTTTCTTCTTTATTAAAGACAATGAGAGTTGAAGCTGGTGGAACAGAAGGAACTTCCCAGGCTAAAACAAAAAGAATACATGATGTAACATTAAGATTATATAGATCTGTTGGTGCAAAGGTAGGCAGTACAGAAAATGAGTTAGATTTAATTCACTTTAGAAGCTCAGCTGATAAGATGGATACTGCTATTGGTTTGTTTACCGGTGACAAAGAAGTTGAGTTTAGAGGTGGATACGACTCTGATGGCTTTGTTGTTGTCAAACAAGATCAGCCTTTACCGCTTACAGTCTTAGCTATTTATCCGAGATTGATAACATACGATCAATGATTATTGTTGATTACAAGCCAGAACACGCAAGGGATATTCTGGCTGGTGAAATGAATAAAGGTGCGCCAAAACATATTGGACAGTTTAGGAACTTTGCTGACAACCTAAACACTCCTGGAACAGCGTTTACTGCCCTGGACGATGGGTATTTGATAGCGTGTGCTGGGATTATACCTTTATGGAATGGGGTCGGTGAAGCGTGGTTTTTGGCTAGTGAAAGGCTACATGATTATAGCAAGCCTATTATAAAAGCGGTCACAAAAGATTTTAAAAAGATTATTGAAGAACATGAATTTAAAAGAGTCCAGGCAGCAGTCAGAACAGATTGGCCGGAAGCTCAAAGGTTCTCAAGGTTCTTAGGTTTTAAGCAAGAAGGTTTAATGGAAAAATTTGGTCCAGATGGATCTGATTATTACAGAGTAGCGAGGATAACTTAATGGGTGTAGAAGTAGCAATAGCAGCAGCGGTCATATCAACTGTAGCAACAGCGGCAGGCCATGCGGCCCAGGGCAAAGGCCAAGAAGCAGCTTATAAATACAATGCTGATATTAACGACAGAAATGCTGATGCTTCACAGATTGCTGCGGACCAGCTCATTCTTGCTGAAGAACTACAGATTGTGCAATTTGAAAACTCTTATGATGAGTTGGCCCAGCAAACACAAATGGCTAATTCATATAATGGGTGGTTAGCAGATAGTGGCACTCCACTTAAAATAGCTCTGGCAAATGCCCAGGAAGCTGACAATGAAATAAATATTAAAAGATATAATGCCCAGGTTGGTAAGCAACAACTTGAAGAACAAGGATTGCAACAGACTATGCAAGGTAACTTAAATAGATTATATGGCAGAGAAGCAAGGAGAGCAGGGAACATTAAGGCGTTTGGATCATTACTTAGCGGCGCATCCACCGGCGCTAGAATTTATGCGACAGCCTAATGAAAGTTCCTACTTATCAAAGCCAGGGTGTTGTAACATCTAAGGTTGGAGCTTCTCAATTTAGTGTCCAGGCAAACCCTTCTGCTCTTACAGCTGGAGCGGCTGCCTTTACACAAGTTGCAGCCGGCGCACAAAAAGAAAGTCTTGCCTGGTATGAACAAGAGTTAAAAGCAGAAAGAGCTTCTAAACTAGCAGCTGCTGAAAATGAATTTAAAATTATATTAGACAATGAACAAATACTAGCAAAGACAAATGCACAACAAAACCCAAGCAAAGCTTTAAAAAATTATAATAAAGTTGTGTCTCTTTCAAGTAAAAGAATAGCTGGTAAGATTGATGATGGTATTGTTAAAAAAAGGTTTTTAGCAAGTGCTGCAAGTAATACATCAAACAAACGTCTGTCAGTTATGCAGACTGTCAGAAACTCACAGATTGATATTGGTAAAGCTCAAATCATTACAAGAGCAACCCAATTAGAAAGTATTATTGCAACAGGTAATCTTGCTGAAAGAGAAAAAGCAAAGCTTGAATTGTTTGGTGTTGAAATATCACCTGGTAAGTTTGTGGGCGGTTTATATCAAAACGCAGCGAGAACAGGCTATTTCACAAATGTTGAAGCAACTAATAAAAATTTATCAGCGAGAGGAAATGTTGCAAGAATTGGTGTAAGACAGCAAATAAGTAACGCTGCTATTTCTGGTAAGCCAGGTGATGCTTTAGTAGTGCTACAAAATTTAAGTGATCCTAAAAACTTTCCTTTTTTAAAACCAGCAGACAGAGATAATTTACTTAGAGAAGCGAATAACTTAGTTGGAACTTTAGAAAGAAGAAGGATTGCTGAAGATAATAGAACTGCTAAAAAAAATACAAAAGATCTTAAAATTAAACAACAGGGTAATTTTGATAATTTCATAACTAATTTAATTGAAGCTTCAAGGGATGGATCTACAGTTCAGTTACCTACAACAAATCAAATTTTACAATCTTATAAAAATGCAGACATTGATGACAAACAATTTAAAATTTTAAATGATCTTATTTTAGGAAAAGATGCGCCTGTGTCTGATGCTTCTGTAGTTGTTGGCTTTCATGAAAGATTAGCTGAAGCAAAAAACAATGATGAGATTATGGAAGTTATTGAAGAAGTTAAAAGTAATATTGGTTTAAATGGGAGCTTAGTTGTTGGTGATGCTGTTAATATTATTAAAACTGCAAAAGGATATTTAAACAGCTCAAGTGAATCAAACCAGATCAAGCGTTATGCTGGTATATTAAAAACAGCTATTGGTGATTCAGCTGGTGGCATTTCAATGGGTGGTTACAAACAAAAAACTAGCACAGGTTTATTAAGAGCTGATGCTATGTCTACTTATTACACTCTTGTTACTGATGGGAAAAAATCCCCACTAGAAGCCTATAAAGAGGTTGCTGGTATGTATGCAAGAAACCTAGAGCAAGATATAGGTTTCATAGCTCCGACTTCTGCTTTGTCAAAAACGATTGGCAAAAAGCAAATTAAAAGCTGGACCAAAGACGATATTATCAAAGCTAGAGAATTTGTAAAAAGTAATCCTATAAACCCTACAACGAATAAACGCACCTATTCACCTATAGAATTAGTTTTAGAAAAAGAAACCATAAATGAAATAGAAGCCTATCAAATCGACAAAGGTAATTTTATTAAACAATTTAATGCGCAAAAAGGTCAAAATGATAGTGATGCAAAATCCGGTGGTGTAAGTACCTGGGATTCCATACTGAGTATATTTACTTCTTCAGAAGAAGATGACATCAAAAACCCTAAATAGGATATGGCATGGGATACCTAGACGAATATATTAACAGAAGGCAAGATATACTTCATAAGAAATCGTGGGCAGAAGATGCGCCGCCAGAATCTAATTCAGATTATTTATTTGACAAAGATCAAACTGATATAAAAAGAGATATAAAAGAAGAAGATCTTTTTTCAGATACTAATTGGATTGTAAGCAGCAAGCTTATCTATGATAAGTTTTATAGACCAAATGTAGCCAATGCCCAGGCTGGTGAAAAGAATGTAGGTACAGTAGGTCCTGCAAGTTACAGATCTGCTGCTCAAAGAATAATGAATAGTAATAATGCTGAAGGCCCAAAGCTTTTAGCTGATATACCATTTGAGCAAATGTCAGATGAGCAGAAAAGAGAATATGCAGATTTTGGCTTAGAGTTCATGGGAACTTTTAATTATAACTTACCAATGATGGGAATAAGAACCGGTCAGCTTGCAGGAATGGATGACGATACTAAGTTTCGTTTTCTGCAAATGATGAAAACTTATGACGATAAAGAAATAACCTGGGCAGGAACAGGAAGATTTTTTAAGAATATGCTGACAGATCCTACTACTTATGTGGGCCTGGGAACGCTTGGCATAGGTGTTGTTGGTAGACATGGTGTAGCTCAAACAACTAAAAAAGGGATTGTAGAAGCTTTAAAAGGATCAATTAAAAGCACAACAGCTCTGGCTGCATTTGAAGGCGGAACATATTTTGCTGCTGATGATGCTCTTAAACAGTCTGTAAAGATCCAGGGCGGAGAACAGGCAGGGTTTGATTTTGGTCAGTCAGCTCAATCTTTTGGAATGGGTGCGCTTTTTGGTGGTGCTTTAGCTAAAGGTGCAAACTTCCTTGCTGATATGGCTAGTCCTACTGAAAGATTTTTAAAGAAAGTTTATAATAACGCAGAAGAAGCACAAGCTGGTTTAGTTAGTTTTTTAAAAGAAGCTACTGAAAATCCATTAAATGTTAATGACAAATCTGTTGTTACAGGTGCAACGACAGTAAACCCAGGAATAAAAACAAAAGAAAGCCTTAGAAGAAAAGTAGATGCTAAAGGTTACACAGATCCAGACCAGGTAACTGATATTGTCAGAACAGGTGTTAATACTGATAGACCAGAAGATGCAGAAGCAATCGTAAAATTGTTAAGTGAAAACTATGAGATAGTTGATGAAGGTTGGAGAGCTTACCCTGGTGGGTACTTTGACAGAAAAGTTATTGTTACAACACCAGAAGGCAAGAAAGCAGAAGTTCAGATTTGGTCACAGGAAATGGGCGCTGTTAAAGAACAGCTCTGGAGTATTTACGATAAAGCCAGGGTCATAGAAAAAGATGATGCTAAAAAAGGTGACTATCAAAATATGCTTAAAGAAAGTGAGAGCATAGCAACAGCCGCTTTAGTAGCTGGTGCTGATATATGGAAACCAATTTACGATCAAATTAATTTAAGTGTTCCTGGAATATAGTGTTTCCAATGTCTTTAATTTATGTTAGAAAGAAATATAATTGTCTATACCAAACTCCATAGAAAATCTTGAT